GTCGTGAAGAACCTACTTGCACCGCAGACGCCGGAGGGCGCACAGAAGTCCGTCCAGCTCATTCTCCCGAACGATAACGACCTCGTCGGCCAGCTTTCCACACGAAAGTATTCCATGACCGACGACGCCAAAATCCGCGTGGAGAGCAAGGACGCCATGAAAAAGCGCGGGATGCACTCGCCCGACGAGGCCGACTGCATCCTCCTGCTGTGTCTGCCGGTTAAACCCAAGAGGAGAGGAGACGTTAAGAAGTGAGCGACAAGAAGCAGCCCGCCCAGCAGCGGGTAAACGTCCGCATCGTAAAGGCGGACGACCCGGAGCAGCGCGGCGGGATGAAGCCCATCGCCAAAGCAGACGGCTCCCTGCAAATCTCGCCGGAGGAGGCGTACACGGCAGGTATTTGGACAAAGCCGCCGTTCGACCTCCGAGGGCTTTCCAAGATGGTGGACGAAAGCACCATACTCCCGCAGTGCATCCGGGCCTACAAGTCCAACATCGCCGGATTCGGCATCGACATCCGGTACAAAGACGACTTTGCTGACGCGGACGAAACCCCGGAGATGAAAGCAGAGTGGGACCGGGCGACGGAGGTCGTCGAGATGCTCAACATGGAGCAGGAAAGCAATGAGCTCTTTGAGGACATCGTGGAGGCCCGGGAAACCTACGGCTGCGCCTACGCGGAGGTCATCCGGGACATGGACGGGAACGTCATTCAGCTTGAGTTCATCGAGGACACCCCCAGCGTGGAAAAGAGCCGGAGGCTGGACCCGCGCGTCGAGGTGACGTATTTCCACCGGGACCACACCGAGAACCGCATGAGGAAGTTCCGCAAGTATAAGCAGACCGTCAACGGCAAGACGGTCTACTACAAGGAGTTCGGAGACCCGCGAATCATGGACCCGACGAGCGGAGAGTACGTCACCGAGCTCGAGTTCAAGAGCCGCGCCAACGAAATAATCGAGTTCGCCATCGGGACCGCCACATACGGCAAGGTCCGGTGGGTTGGCTCCATCCTTACCGTAGATGGAGCCCGGAGAGCGGAGAGCCTCAACAATAACTATTTCCTGAACGGCCGCCACACCCCGTTGCTGATTATGGTTAAGGGCGGCAGCCTGACGGACGATAGTTTCGCCAAGCTCAAGGAGTACATGAACGGCATCCGAGGCGAGGCTGGCCAGCACAGTTTCATGGTGCTGGAAACGGAGGCGGCAGACAACCGCACCGGATTCAACGCCGAGAACCGGCCGGAGGTCGAGGTCAAGGACCTTGCCGCTATCCTGCAAAAGGACGAGCTTTTCCAAGACTACCTCGAAAACAACCGGCGGAAAGTACAGAGCGCGTTCCAGCTCCCGGACCTGTACACCGGATACACGACGGACTTCAACCGCGCGACGGCGCAGACGGCCATGGAAGTGACCGAGAAGCAGGTATTCCAGCCGGAGCGGCGGCGTCTGGCGTGGGCCATCAACAACAGGCTGCTCAACTGCTATCAGTTCAAGTACGTCGAGGTGTTCTTCCGCGCGCCGGACGTTTCCAACCCGGACGACCTGTACAAGCTGCTGACCGTCTGCAACAACGCGGGCGGCCTCACCCCGAACAAGGCAAAGAGCGTCCTGTACAAGGCCCTCGGCGAGACCTCGGAGGACTTCCCCGAGGAGTGGGGCGACATTCCGCTCGCGTTTACCAACGCACAGCAGCGGGCCGCAGCAGCCATCACCGTGGCTGGAAACGGCCCCAGCGTGGCGCAGAATGGCGGTTCTGACGCTGGCAAGGAAAACGCACAACCGGAGACAAAGCCCGCGCAGAACGCCCAGCAGGGCGGGCCTAGCGTAGAGGAGCAGCTCGACGGTCAGATTCAGAAAGCGGCAGCCGCTAATGAGACGGAGCTCGTCGCCGTGATGAAAGAGGTCCGCCGCCTGCTGGCTGACATGAAACAGGAGGAGGGCGACGCGGAGTGAAGTGCCTACGCTGCGGACCCCTAATCAAGGCCATCGACGCATACCTCGCCAAAGCAGAAAACGACCTGTACGAGCAGCTCACGATGGAGGGATACCTCAAGGCAAAAGAGAGCCTGAACACCGTGGACGAAATCGAGGAGGTCGTGACGAAGCTCCTCGAGGACAACGCCGACGACCTGCTCAAGGAGCTGGCGGACGCCATCGACCTTGAAACTTTCTTCAAGGACAACTGGCCGAAGTTCAAGAACAAGAGCAAGCTGGCGCAGGACCTTTTCGACGTTTTCCATACTCAGTTTTCCACCATCATGCCGACGTATGTTGAGGCTTACGTCCAGAAAACGGATGCAGAGCTCACCGTTACGAAGCTCACCAAGCGGACAACCGATTGGATAAGCTCGTGGAGCAGCGACCTCGCCGACATTATGAAGCTGGACACCGAGACCGAAATCGAGGCAGTCCTGAAAAAGGGCCTGAACGACGGCAAGGGCATCAACGACGTCGCAAACCTCATTGCAGACAGCGGCATCCGCTCCCCGGGCTACCGCGCGCGGCGCGTGGCCCTGACGGAGGTGCTCCGGGCACACGGATATGCGCAGCTCGAAAGCTACATCCAGAGCCCGGCCGTCGAGGAGAAGATGTGGAAACACACCGGAGCATACCGGAACGACCCGAGACAGAACCATGTGGATATGGACGGCGTTCACGTCCCGAAAGGGCAGCCGTTCACCCTGATTGGAGCTGACGGAAATACCTACTACCCCATGACCCCACGAGACGTCTGCTTGCCGCCGAGAGAGAGCGTCAACTGCCATTGCCTTTTGCAGCCGGTAGTTAGTGAGGAGGTGCTCGGCCTCTCCCTTGAGGAGCGGCAGGCCCTCCAAGCGCAGGCCATCGCGGAGGACGACGGCGAGTGGGAGAAAGAGCTCGACGCGCAGAACAAGGCGCGCGCAGGCATCAACGAGGAGGACTACACATGAAAGTTACCATCGACGAAGCCCGAGTTGGAAAGCAGCCTATTCTCAAAATCGACGGTATCGAGCTGGCGAACATCGTAAACGGGTACACCCTGCACCATGACGCGGGACAGCCCGCAACGCTTGAATTACGGATTGCATTCGGAGCCGATTTATCCGAGATTGAGGCTCTGATTGAGAACCCAAACGTCAAAATCATTATGCCGGAGGAGGAGCCCCATGTGGAAAGCACTTGACCGCATCGTTTCGGCGATTATTCGCCGCCTTTTCAAGCCTAAGTACCATGTGGAGCGGGTCGAGAGATACCAGCTCCCCGGGAGGCTGCGCATCGTCAAGTGGTGCGCAGCACCGGCAGACGCACCGGAGGACGAGCTCCGGCGCATCTTCTCCATCGTAGACGAGCCCCAGTGCGATGATATGGTCGTTTGGTTCTATTCATCGCTTGAGGATATAGGCCGCAAGCCCTTTGACGTTGCACTCCTTGAGCGCAGCGGCAAGGACGCATGGCCGACCATTAGACGCCCTACCTAGGGGCGTAGAGAGGAGGTGAGAAAACCATGAGCAAAATCGAGAAAGCATACGCCATCACAGATGCAAAGATTTCTTTTGTCAGCCTCGTAGACAAGGCGGCCAACAAGAAACAGTTTCTTATCACCAAGGCGGAGCACGGCTCCGCCTCTTTTGCTTCTTACGGCCGAATCGTCAACGCGGATGCTGATAGCCACTACATCACCGGCATTGTCTATGAGCCCCTCACAGAGGACGCCCACGGCAATTACATGACGGAGCAGGAAATCACAAAGGCCGCGTACTGGTTCGCCAAGAACGGCAATCAGGTGGATGTGCAGCACTCGTTCGAGCCGCTCGAAAAGGCGGCCGTCGTCGAGAGCTATGTCGCACCTTGCGATATGAGCGTCGGAGAGCAGGCCATCAAGAAAGGCACATGGATGATGACCGTCGAGGTGGACGACCCGGATATTTTCGAGAAAGTCCAGAAAGGCGAAATCACCGGCTTTTCCATGGGCGGCGTCGGCAAGTACAGCGACGAGGACGACCCGCTGCCCGATGACGGAGTGGCAAAGGCGGAGGAGCAGCCCGAAAAGGGTATGCGCGGCATCTTCAAGAAGATGGCCGCTGCCCTCGGCTTTGATGTTGTCGAGAAAGGCGAAGTTGCCGACAACTACACCAAGCGCATCCAGAGCGACAACTTCTGGACCGCGTTCTACGCGCTCAACGACGTTCTGTACCGGTACAACTGGGAGAATGACCATTGGGAGTTCGCGTCGGACGAGGAGACCATCCGCAACGCCCTGAACGACTTCAACAACATCGTCACCGAGCTGCTCACCAAAGGACAGCCCGTTGCGAAATCGCTCGAAAGCTGCGCCGTCATCAAGGCTGGCAAGGCCATGAGCAAAGCCAACCGCAGCACGTTGCAGTCCATCTACACAAACCTCGGGGAGTTCCTCGATAAATTCCCCGAAGAAGAACAGGAGGAAACCGAAGTGACCAAGAAAGAAATCGAAGATACCGTGGCGGCAGCCGTCGCCAAGGCACTGGAAGCCCAGCAGAAGCCCGCGTCTGACCCCGTCCAGAAAGCCGCAGAACCGGCAGCAGAGCCCGCAGGCCTGACCGTCGATGCCGTCGGCAAGATGGTCGAGGCAGCCGTCGCAAAGGCTCTCGGCCAGCAGGAGGAGCCCGAAAAGACCCCGGAGCTGCTGACCGCCGAGAATGTTGCAGACGTCGTCGCAAAGGCCGTTGCCAAGGCTGTCGCACCCGTCCGCAAGGCCGCAGGCCTGCCGACCAACCTGAACGATGATGGCGACCCGGAGGACCCTGTCGAGAAGTCCGAGCCGCACTATCTCGCTGGTATCCTGTAAGGAGGAACAAGCACTATGACCATGAGAAGCAATAAGGCAATCGTGAACGCAGCGGGCCAGACCATCACCACCGCCGGTCTGGCCGCTGGCGGCGCACTGAACCCGGAGCAGGCGAAGAAGTTCATTCAGCAGACCTTTGAGGCCACTCCGCTGAGCGGCCTCGTCCGCCACGAGCTGCGCTCCGCAAAGACCGGCGAAATCGACAAGATTGGCGTCGGCCGCCGTCTGCTGCGCAAAAAGACCGAGAACACCGACGACGGCTACCGCTCCGGCGTGAAGCATGGCAAACTGGAATACGCTTGCACCCCTGTCCGTCTGCCGTGGGAAATCACGGAGGAGACCCTGCGCGAAAACATCGAGGGCTCCAACTACGAGACCATCGTCACCAACCTGATGACCCGTCAGATTGGCTGCGACCGCGAGGACCTGTGCCTGAACGGCGACGAGCGGTATGCCAAGGTCAAGGAGTTCAGCTCCTCTGAGACCTACGCTATTGGCGACCTCGTCGCATACAACAAGAAGGTCTACCAGTACACCGCAGCCCACACCGCAGGCGCATTCAACGCAGGCGAGGCCACCGAGCTGGGCACTGTCGATGACGCCGACTTCCTCAAGGTGAACGACGGCTGGGTCAAGCAGTTCAAGGAGGGCGGCCACGTTGTCGATGTGTCCGGCATCAACTCCGGCGCAATGGTTCTGGATGTGTTCTACAAGGGCCTGCGCGCAGTTCCCGACAAGTTCAATAACGGCTCTCTCCGTTGGCTGATGTCCCCCCACCGCCGTCAGGAGTGGGAGCGTTACATCCTGAATCAGGCAGTCACCGCAGGCGGCATCATTACCGACAAGCGCGTCGAGAATCCCGCCAGCGTTCCCGTCATCGAGGTCCCGGCCCTGCCCGACGACGTTATTATGCTGACCGACCCGAAGAATCTGGTCGTCGTCAACTCCTACGGCGTCGTCATCCGCAAGACCACCGAGGGCCCGGAGGCCATCTATCAGGACAAGCGTTTCTATGTCGTGCATTTCGACTTCGATACGCTGGTTGAGGAGCTGGACGCAACGGCCATTGTGACCGGTCTGGCATCTATCTAACAGGAGGCAGGACGCTATGCACCTCAGACTGATTAAAGGTCTGTCCTATGATGGCGTTGTGCGCGCCTCTGCGGCGCATCCTGACGTCTTTGTGGACGACCCCGAGAAATATACCGCGCTGCTGGAAAGCGGCTATTTCGAGGCTCTCCCTGACGCTCACACCGTCACCGGCCATCTGTGCGCCGACTTCCTCGGCGAGATGGACGAGGAGCAGCTCGACAAGCTGGCTGACGATATGGGCGTCGATACCACCGGCAAGGACAAGGCGGAGGTCGTCGCGGCCGTCGCCGAGGAGCCCGTGGAAGTCCCTGACATTTCCAAGATGAAGCTCGAAGAGCTCAAGGAATTTGCCGAGGACAACGGCATCGACCTGACCGGCTGCACCACTAAGGCCAGCATTTTGCAGAAGATTCGTGAGTATGAGGCGGATGCAGCCGCAGCGGCCGCCATCATCGCCCCGGAGGGCTGATGGCCGAACGGCCGTGGGTCACGCCGGAGGAACTCAAAGAGTACACAGAATTTGAGGAAGTAAAGAACCGCGCCGACAGCAAGCTCAAAATTGACATCTCCCGGGCGGAGAGCTGGGTCATCGACTACTGCAACAACAGATTCGACGACCCGGAGAAATACCCCGATATCCCGGAGAACGTCAAGACGGCGGTCCTCCTTATCGCGGAGGCATACGCCCACAATGCCGTTGAGCAGACCAAAGTCCGCCTCAAAAGCGAGACCTTTGACGACTACTCCTACACGGCAGAGAGCAGCATCATAGACGTCGGAAAACTGGGCGTGGAAAGCCTGCTGGACGATTACGTCGTCGTGCAGCCGCTCAACGGCGTCACGATGCGGTTAAGGAGCCTCTGAGCCAATGGCTATTGAGGACTTCTTTGACCATCGTTGCAGTATCTACCACACCCAGCAGGAGAGCACGAGCCCCGGCTACGGGCTCCCCGGCTCCCCCAAGTTCAAGTACCCCAAACAGCCGGACCTCGAGGAAGTCCCGTGCCATTTCGGAGTGCGTAGCGCGTCCATCCAAATCGCTCAGCAGCAACCGCAGAACGATATGGACAGCGACATAAAGCTCACGCTCCCGGCAGGAACGGACATCAGGCTCAACGACAAAATCGTCAGCAGCGAAACAGGGCTCGAATACACCGCAGGTCAACCGCGAAACATCCGAGGGCATCACATGACGGTAAAGATATACCGCACAGCCCAACAGAGGCCATTGTAATGGCGCAGGTGACATTCGACACAGTAGAGCTCGAAAACTTCGTGAAGCGGCTCGGAACGGCCGCGCAGGGCGATTTTAAGCGGGCACTGAACAAGTTTCTTGAAGGGCTCGGCATTGAGTTCCTACGCATTCTGCAAGATGAAATCGTTCGCCGGAACGTGCTGGACTATCGGCTGCTGCTCCACAGTTTCCAAAAAGGCGACGGGGAGAACGTCTGGACACTCGACGAGAACGGCCTGACCCTTGAGGTCGGCACGAACGTCGAGTACGCCAAGTTCGTAAATGACGGCCACTGGACCAACCCGAAAGGGATAGAGAGGCGATTCGTTCCCGGACACTGGGAAAAGGCGAACGGAAAGGACCACTTCATCTACACCCCGGGAGAAAAGACCGGGATGGTCCTAAAAATGAAATGGGTGGAGGGCTCCCACTACTGGGAAAGCTCCATCAGAATCCTAGAAAAGCTCTACCCGGAGCTGCTCGAAAAGAAGCTGCAGAGCTGGCTGGACGAGTATTTCAAGGATTTTTTGTGAGGTGAAACCTATGGCTGCCCTAGAGCAGGAAATCGCAAGCGTTATCCGCTTTATCCTCGATTCCGTACCCGGGATTACGCCCTATTACTGGGACATCCCGGAGGGATTCGTCGTACCCTCTGTTTTCTTTCCGCAGCCGGAGCTCACACCTCTCGGCGACACGTTCGCGTCCTATGCGGTGGAATATGACTGGTACATCAAGTTTTTCGCCAGCACGGACGAGGACGCCTACGCAAGCGCGGCAGCGGCCTTGAACGCCATTTGCGCAGCCCGCCTGCTTGTCCCGCTCATTGACGAGACGGGAGCAGCGGCAGGAGGCGGAGTGCGGCTCAAAGACCCCGGAGGAGTGAAGCGGCTGGACACAGGCACAGCCCAGCTCACACTCCACTGGGACAGCCGCCGTCCGTACAACAGGGTGGATTGCCAGAAGGTAATGCACTACAACCTCGACCTCAAAGCGGCCGAGGGAAAAACTGAATAGGAGGTATCTGCATGGCAGAGAAGAACGCGAGCGCGGCACAGACCGCGCAGAAGTTCCCTATTGAGCGTCTGGCAAAGGCTTGCCGGACGCTTTTTCATGTTTCGGCCAGCACGTTCGCCGGTGCCACGGCGGGCATGACTGGTGAATACACCGTCGAGGAGATGCAGAAGCACATCGACGAGTGGCTCGGAAAGGAGGCCGTTGTTTAATGGCAGGTGGTAAATACGATAAGCTGGCGGGAAAGACCCGCCCGGGCACTTACATCAACTTCGAGAGCGACCGCAACGACACCGTCGGCAACTCTGAGCGCGGCATCGTGCTGCTGCCCCTGATTGGCTACGACTTTGGCCCCGCCAAGACGCCCATCACCCTGACGGCAGCGGCCCCGGATGCTTACAGTGTGGAGCTCGGCCGCAGCGTCTACGACGCGACAAACGATAAGATGCGCCTGATTCGAGAGGCATTCAAAAAGGCTGCCAAGGTCATCGTCTACATCACGGAGAGCGGCACGGCCGCAACCGGAGCCGCTGCTCCGCTGACCGTAACGGCCAAGTACGGCGGCACTCGCGGCAACGATATTCACGTCTCTGTCGTCGCAAACCCCGTCGGCGGCTTTGACGTCACCGTGTATCTGGATGCTGACGCCACCGCTGTGTACGAGGGCGTCAAGACCGTCGAGGAGCTGATTGCAGCCGCAGCAGACGACAAGCTGGTGAAGTTCGCCGGTACGGGCGACCTGAAAGCGGCATCTGGCGTGAAGCTGGCAGGCGGCACGAACGTCACCAGCGCAAACGGCGACGTCACCGCGTTTGTGGACAAGATGGAGGGCATCAAGTTCAATACTCTGTGCTTCCCCGTTACCGATGATACGTTGCAGACCGCAGTCAGAACCAAAATCAAGTATATGCGCGAGAGCATGGGCAAGGGCGTGAATGCGGTTATGCCGGACGCAAAGAGCCCTGACCACGAGGGCATCATCAATGTCACCAACTCTGTTGTGGTTGACGGCGTTGAGCTGACCCACGCGGAGGCCTGCGCATTCGTCGCGGGCATCACCGCATCCGCAAGCTGCATCAAGTCTAATACCTACGAGGTCTACAACGGCGCGACCGGCATCGTGGACCCCAAGGACAACGAAGCAGCCATTGCAGCCATCAAGAACGGCGAGATGTTCTTCTCCTACTCCGAGGCGGGCAACGTCATCATCGAGTACGACATCAATTCTCTGGTCTCTTTCAAGAAGCCCAAGGACAAGACGTACAGCAAGAACCGCGTTATCCGCACTCTGGACGCTATTCAGGAGACCATCCAGAATAACTTCCCGCCCAACAAGTACGACAACAGCCCGACCGGCTACGCCGTTATGAAGGGCATCGGCCAGACCATCCTCAAACAGTACGAGGACATGGGGGCCATCAAGAACGTGGACTATGACGCGGACTTCAAAATCGACGAATCTTTGAGCAGCGGCGACGAGGTTTATTTCATCGTCGCAATCCAGCCTGTGGATTCTGCCGAGAAGCTGTTCTTCACCGTCAAGACCCGCTAAAGCAGCAGGAGGTAAGTTATGCAGTACAACAAAAACCCTATTAGCCTCCGTGAGGGCCATGCGTTCATCGACGGCGTCGAGGTCATGGACGACGTGAAGATGAATATCAACTTCACCCCGGAAGTGTGGACCGGCCGCCAGTTGAACGAGAAAACCCCGTCTAGCCGTTGGGTGGGTGCGACCATCACCGGCAGCATGACCCGTCGCCGGACGAACAACTGGCTCAAGACCAAAATCAAGGAGTATCAGGCCACCGGAGCGACGCCCGAGCTCGTGATTCAGGGCATCATGGACGACGCTAATTCTGACTATTATGCAGCCCACGGCTCCGACGTCGTGACCTGCGTCGGTTGCGTCCTGACTGGTGACCTGCCCCTGACCGCACTGGATGCAGAGAGCGGCAGCGTGGTCGATGACGTCATCAACTTCAACATCAAGAACATTATCTAACCTCCCGACATTTTCATCGGGAGCATACAGGCGGAGCCTCTCCTAGGTGGAGGGGCTCCGATTTTTATTTTGGAGGAGACAGCTATGAGCAAGAACCTGAAATATTTTATGCGCGAGGCAGCAGAGGTGGAGAGGGTCGTCACCGTACCGGCCCCGGAGAGCTTTAAGGACGAGAACGGCAAGGTCATCCAGCTCGAGGTCAAGGTACTGTCCTCTGAGCGCATCCGCGCAATCAACGAAGCATACCACACCCACACTGTCGCTCTTGACAAGAAAGGCAATCCCTACATCAACGGCGGCAACGTGGTTTTCCGCGACGAGCGCGACAATGCAAAGGCCACCCGTCACATCCTCGTTGAGGCCCTGCAGTACCCCAAGCTGGACGACCCGGAGCTGATGAAGTATTACAACTGCGTGGACATCACCCAGATGCCGGAAAAGGTTTTCTCCCGCGCCGACGAGTTTGCTCATGTCACCCGCGTTGTCATGGCTCTGCTGGGCATCGGCGGCCAGCTCTCCGAGGAGGAGCAGAAGCAGGCCGATGAAAAGGAAATCGACGACGCAAAAAACTGATTCGCAGCGCGGGCAGCGAGACGTACTGGGCCCATGTTCTTTGGCAGCGGCACGGCCTCCGACCGGAGGAGTTCGACCGAATGAGCCGGAGACAGAAGCTCTTTTACATCGCCTCCGAGGAGGAGGAAAGCGCGCGCCCGTGCAGAAGAGATACCATGAAGCTCGTCCCTATAAGGCGATAGGAGGACCGACATGGCAACACTGAAAGTCGTATTCAAGGCCATCGACGAAATCTCCTCCAAGTTCAACGAGATGACGCAGAGCGGCGAACGGGCTCTTGAGGCGTTTGAGAACACTGGCACGGCGGCAGACGGAGCGTTGAGCAAAGTATCCCGCACGGCCGCTCAGACCGCCAAGAGCACCGACGCTGCTGCTGATTCCGTCGATGACCTGTCCTCGGCCATCGGGGACTATGAAAAGGCCACCGGGCAGGCGGCAAATTCTACCGGCATCCTGTCCGAGAAAACGACCGAGACCGAGAAGAACCTCGACGAGGCAGCGGAGGCAGCCCGTAAAGCCTCGGAGGAGGTCGAGAAGTTCGGTGATAAGTCCGAGGAAACTGGCAAGCAGAGCGAGGAATCGAGCAAAAAGGGCCGCGACGGCATCAAGGAGCTGCAAGGCGTCCTTGCGTCGGCCGGAATAGCCGCCACTCTGAACGAGATTAAGAACGGCTTTTTTGACTGCTCCGAAGCGGCCGCACAGTTCGAGACCTCCACTGCAATGGTTGCTACCATCGCGGATACGAGCCAGAAATCCTTGAGCAGCATCTCGAAAGAGGTGCGCACTTACTCCAACGAGACCGGCGAGGCGGCCAGCGACATGGCAGAGGCGACCTATCAGGCCATCTCTGCCAGCGTCAACACGGCGGACGCTGCGGCCTTTGCGGGAACCGCGACCAAGCTGGCCGTCGGCGGCTTTACGTCGGCGACCACGGCTGTGGACGTTCTTACAACGGCCATCAATGCCTACGGCCTCGCGGCGTCGGATGCAACGCAGCTTTCCGACTACCTTATCACCACCCAGAACCTCGGCAAAACGAGCGTGGACCAACTGGCGCAGAGCGTCGGCAAGGTCATTCCTCTGGCGTCTGCGTACAACGTCCAGATGGACAATCTTAGCTCGGCTTACGCTGTCCTAACCGCCAACGGTATCGCTACCGCAGAATCCGGTACCTACCTCAAGTCGATGCTGAATGAGCTCGGCGACACCGGCAGCGGCGTTTCTGAGGTCTTGCTGAGCTCCACCGGCAAGACCTTTGCGCAGCTCATGGAGCAGGGCTACTCGCTCGGCGATGTGATGGCTATGCTGGGTAACGCGGTAGATGGAGACAGCACAGCGTTCAACGCCCTGTGGAACTCCACGGAGGCCGGTATCGGCGCACTGTCCCTGTTCAACGCAGGAGCAGACAAGTACAACAGTGTGCTCGAATCCATGCGTACCAGCGCAGGAGCAACCGAAAAGGCATACTCCACGATGGCGGACACGACCGACAAGAGCAAGCAGCGGATGGAGAATGCGTTCAACAACCTGAAAATCTCTGTCGGCGATGTGCTCAACCCCGCGCTCACGCAGGTATACGAGGGATTCACCAACGTATTTGCGGGCATGAGTGATTTTGTAGACGAGCACCCGGCCGTCGTGGCGGCCATTTCGGCCATTGCGGTCGGCGTGGGCGGATTCACGGGCGCGCTGGCTGCCTACAACCTCGCAACCACGGCTGCGAAGTTCGTGACGGAGGCATTCACTGCGACGCTGGCGGCTAACCCTTACGTCCTCGCGGCAGCAGGCATTGTTGCTGTTACAGCAGCGGCCGTTACCCTGACCGGAGTGCTGATTACGCAGAGCGACGAGTACGAGGGCATGACGGCCACCTGCCGTGACCAGTACGACGAGCTGCAGAGGCTGAACGACCAGTACAATGCAGCCTGTGAGCAGTACGGCGAGAACTCCGACGCGGCCAACAGCCTGCGTTACCAGCTCGACCAGCTCAACGACGAGTTTGAAGCCAACCGGCAGACCGTCAAGGAGTTTGTGGCGGAGTGCGACGGCCTCGTCGAGAGCCACAACAAGGTCATGGACGCCTACAACAGCTCCACCTCGAGCATCAAGGACCAAGAGCTCGGCACACTGGCTCTGACCCAGCGGCTCTGGGAGCTGGCCTCGCAGAACACGCAGACCACCGCGAGCTACACGGAGATGAAAGCCATCATCGACCAGCTCAACGCCGACGTCCCGGGTCTCGGCCTGACCTACGACGGCGTGACCGAGAGCGTGGACGCGACCGTCAAGGCTATCAAGAAAGCTGCAAAGGCGCAGGCTGATTCGGAGTATAAGGCCGAGCAGCAGCAGACCTATGTTGACCTGCTGAAAGAACAGAGCAGCCTCGAACAGCAAATCGCGGAGGCGGAGGCCAACCTCGACGCGGAGCGTCAGCGGCGCGGCATGAGGCAGGACGACGTCACCGGCGACTGGGTCAGCGGCAGCGGCTTATGGATGGAGGACAGTCCGTGGGTGGCGTGGACTTCTGACATCGACGATTACAAGAAATCCCTCGAGGAGCTGCAAGCTGCCTACGACGAAAACCAGCAGACCCTCTCCGACATTGAGGGCGAGTGGCGCGGCGTCGCGCAGGCAGTCGAGGATTCGCAGAACCAGACCGTCAGCTATGAGGAGGCCGTAAGCGCGGCCGTCAGCACGGCACAGACAGAGCTCGATAACCTCACAGCGGCCTATGACAAGGCGTATGAATCGGCTCGGACGAGCATCGAGGGGCAAATCGGTCTGTTTGACACGATGAAAACCTCGTCTGAGCTGTCCATCAGCGACATGGAAAAGGCCATGCAGAGCCAGACGGACTACCTCAACCTCTACTCTGAAAACCTCAAAAAGGCCGCAGAATACGGCCTCGATGACGGCCTGATTAAATCGTTGAGTGATGGCAGCGAGGAAAGCGCGGGCTACATCAACGCCATCATCCAGAACATCGAGAAACTGGGAGGCAGCACCGAGGGAATGCCCGCAGCGGCCTCCAAGTTTGTCTCCGAGTTTAACTCCAAGTTTGAGGAGACCGAAAAGGCAAAGGATACCTTCGCGGACAACGTCGCCAAGATGGAAACCGACTTCGACGAGAAGATGGGCGAAATCGAGACCCGGATGTCCAAGACGGTTCAAAACATGGAGATGACCGACGAGGCCCGGAAAGCGGCACAGGATACCATCAAGGCCTACTGTGATGCAATCCGCTCCATGACCGGCGAGGCCGGGAGCGCAGCGGAGGCCGTTGCGAACGCAGCCACCTCCCACCTGAAAACTGCGCCGACAACGACGCCAACCACCACGACAGTCGCCGGTCACGCGAACGGCACTCTGTCCGCACAGGAGGACGTCTACATCGCCGGTGAGGAGGGCCCCGAACTTATCATCGGCGCGCGTGGGTCCGAGGTGTTCCCCACGCAGGAGACCGAAAGAATCCTCGCAGCCGTGAACAGCGCGGAAAACGCCACGAACGCCCCGGACGACACCGCGCCGGAGCCGGAACTGCCGGAGGTTGAGCAGCCTGCCATGCAGGAGCTCAAGGAACAGGAGCCGAGCACCGCGACGAACGGCGCAGAGCTTATGCCGACCGAGGAGGCAGAGCCCGTGCAACCCCTGCCGGAGCTGCCACCGGAACAGGCTCCGGCCATTGAACTGCCGCAGGAGCAGCCCACAGAGGCTACTCCCTCGGAGCCGACGGCCTCGCCGCTGTCTGCACGAGAGCCTGCCCCTACCGTTGAGCCGGAGCCCGTTGTGCAGCAGATTGCGGAACCTCCCGCACCTGTTGAAGCGCAGACCGCGCCGGAGGCGGCAATTCTGCCCGCAGAGGCCACCGTAGAGCCGGTGGAAGCAAATTACCCTGTTGAGCAGGAAGTGGCACAGGAGGGCTCTAAATCCTCTCCTGAGAACATTGTTGCCGAGGAGCCTGTCACGGCCAAGGCCATTGCTCCTACCCTGGCCGCCAGCGACGTGCCGCAGGAAAGCACCGTAGCCGCTCCTGCAGACAACAGGGCCGAGGAGCCCGTACCGGCTCCGGCTGATACGTTCCCTGTGCAGGAGGCCGAGGTGAATCCCGCGCCGGAGGAGCCCGCGACGACTGCGCCGGAGCAGGAACCGGAGACCACCGCAGCCCCGGCAGAGCCTGCAGAGAGCCCCGAGGAGCCCACGGCGACGGTAGAAGTACCGACGACCACCCCGGAGCCCGAACTGCCCACGGACGTTCCTGCAACGCCGTTCGCGGCTGCTACACTCCCGGAGCCCACGGCAAGTCCGCTCCCGGAGAACGACCTGCCGGAGGGCATGGAGGCCGTCAAGGAGTATTCCTATCTCACGGCTGACGGGCAGGGCTCTGATGCGCAGCCCACCGGCATTGAGTACGTCGAACCGGAGGTGCAGGCGCAGACTACGGAGGAGGCTGCACCCGCAGAGGAGGCCCCGGTCAACACGACTGCCCCGGCCGCCAGCGACGCGCAGCAGGAGGCCCCGGCCTCCTCCTCGGACGCGCCCAGCATTGGCGAGACCGTCAAGCGCATTATCATCGAAATCAACGGCAGCGGCTCCATCGACGTCGGCGGCATGAATGAGGAATCCGTCCTCGACATTCTGACGCGCCATGCAAAGCCGGTCCTTATGAGCATCATCAAGGGCGAAATCTTCGAGGAAGGAGACCTTGCCTATGATTTTTGAGAGCAGTATGCAGCTCTGGATTACGCACAACGGAGAGCGCGAGAAACTGCGCTTTCCCGTTCTGCCGACGAAGTTCGACGTCACTCACGGGACGAAGAACACGAGTGTCACCATCAGTGGCCTCGGCGAAATCCTCGTTTTGCAGGACCGGGCGGCCGTGGAGGTATCGTGGGACAGCTTTTTCCCGGCCGCGTATTTTCCGGGCATCCAGACGCCATTCATGCTGTCGTCGCCGGACACGATGATACAGCGGCTTTTCGAGTGGAAAATCAGCGCGAAGCCGGTGCATCTCATTCTTACCGGAACGCGCGTGAACTTCTACGCAGCTATCCAGAGCTTGCAGCCTTACAGAAAAGGCGGCGACCCCGGGAGCATCTACTACAAAATCAAGCTCAAGGAGTACAGAGAGGTCAGAATCCGGCAGGTCAAAGTCAGCTCGACCGGAACCGCGACCGTCTCCGGCGGCTCCACCCGGACAGACAACCGAGTGCAGGCGAAAACCTACACGGTCAAGCCCGGAGACTGCCTCTACAACATCTCGAAATCGACACTCGGCGACGGAGGCCGGTACAACGAAATCTATTCCCTGAACAAGGATAAGCTCAAAAATCCGAATTTGATTTATCCCGGACAGGTGTTGCAGCTCCCGTGAGGTGAGGCGATGGGCAAGATTACATTCCTCGTCACAAAAGGCGAGACCACCTACGACATGAGCGAGCTGGTGGAGAGCGCGACATGGAGCGGCCGAAAGGGCTCCCCGGCGCGCACTCTTTCCGTATCGCTTATCGACGATGACGGCTGGAAACACGCCCGTTCCGGCATTGATGTCACCAAGGGAAACCACTGTGTTTTTTATTGGGAGGGCGCAGAGCTGTTTCGCGGCATCATCATGCAGCAGAAGCAGAGCACGAAAAAGACCATGACCATCAAGGCCTACGACGTGGGTATCTACCTGTCGAACAACAAAGACAGCTTTTGCTACAAGCAGAAAAAGGCGTCCGAAATCTTCAAGGACTGCTGCGACAGATTCCAGATCCCGTACAAGGATGTGGCCGACACCGGCTACGTCATCTCGGAGCTGCCAAAGGCCAAAACGACAGCCTGCGATGTTATTCTGGACGCCTTGAGCCTCACGTTTAAGGCCACCGGCATCAGGCATTATGTGACGTCAGCCGACGGGAAACTGAGCCTGATAAAGCGGAAAGACAGCATCCTGCAATGGGTGGTGGAAACCGGCCGGAACCTTATAAGCTACGACTACACTTGCAGCATCGAGAAGGTGAAAACCCGCATAAAGCTGCTGTCTAAGGAGGACAAAGTGCTCGCCGAAAAGGCGGACACGGAGCTCGAAAAGACCATCGGCATCATGCAGGACATTTCCACGCCCGACAGCAACACCGAGGAGGCGAACCTCACGGACATGGCTGAATCCATGCTCGCAGAGCAGAAGCTCCCCAGCAAAACGCTGACAATCGAGGGCCTCGGGCAGGCAAACGTCATTTCTGGCGTCGGCCTGTGCATCATCATCAGGCCGCTCGGCATCTCGAACAGCTACTATGTAGACGAGGATACCCACACATTCAAGGGCAACTACCATGCGATGCGCCTTACCTTGAACATGGCAACAGACACCGAGCGGAGCGCAAAGGCGAGCGATGAAAAGAGTTCGACCTCGCACTCCGTCGGTGATAAGGTCCAATTTTCGGGCGGTCCCCAGTACGTTGCGTCCACCGCGACGTCTCCGACCAACAGCCCGAAAGCGGGACCGGCGAAAATCACCGCCATCGCCAAGAGCAAGAACGCAAAACACCCGTACCACATCATCCACACGGACAAGCAGAGCACCGTCTATGGATGGGTGGACGCCAGTCAAATCGGATAGGAGGAGCTGCACATGAACCCGGATGAAGCGACGAGCCTAAAGCAGCTCTTTCTCTCCATGCTGCCGAAAGACGGCGGCATCGTTGTCGGCACGGTCACGAAAGAGAGCCCGCTCACCATCCAGATAGAGAACGACGAAAAGCTCGAAATCTCTGGCAGCGCGCTCCTCGTCCCCCGGAACCTGACCGACTATCAGGTGAAAGTAGACATCGCCCTCGCGGACGGCAAAATCGACAGCAACACCCATGCGGGCGGCGCGCACGGCCACAAGTTCCAGTTGTTCGATTCCAGAGGCGGAGGAGTGACCGGCCTCGTCGGCTGCCCGTTCGAGGGCGATAAGGACAAGCCCGTGGGAGACTATCACAAGGTCGAGAGCAGCAAGGAGAGCGCGCACGTCCACTCGCTGAAAACCTTTTCCATCGAGAGCGGTCTACTGACCGTTTACAATGCGCTCAAGACGGGCGAATCTGTCTACCTTCTCCGCTTCAACGACGGTAAGAGCTACTACGCTCTTGAGAGGGCTATCGTATGAGCAAAGTATTTATTCCCATTCCCATTTCCGGCATCGAGGAGGAGAAAGAGCAGCCGTCGCTCACCTACAAGCTCGACCTCGATACCGGGCGCATCGTCGGAAAGGTTGACGGCCTCGAAGCCGTCAACCAGTTTATTTTGAAAGCACTCCTCACTCCGCGTTTCCACTGCCTCGTCTACGACAACCAGTACGGCAGCGAAATCAAGGACACTGTCACGGACGAGAGCGCGACAGAGGAGCTTATCAGGGCGGAAATCCCGAGACTTGTGGAGGATGCACTCCTCTGCGACGGCCGGATTCTTAAAGTCTATGACTTTGAGTTTGAGTTCAACGAGGATTCCTGCAACGTCCACTTCACGGCGGACACTATTTACGGGACCACAGAGGTCGAGGAGGTGATATAGAGTGTTTGAAGCCCAGACCTACGACAAGGTTTTGGAGGAGATTTTGAGCCGCGCGCCGGACGGAATCGACCTCCGGCAGGGCAGCATCTTCTACGATGCTGTCGCAGGCATCGCTTTCAAAATCGCCAAATACTATGCAGACCTCGAACAGGTGTTCGAGATGGTGTTTCTGGTGACGGCGACCGGCGATTACCTGACGCTCAAGGCAGAGGAATACGCCGTTTACCGGCAGGCAGCCGCGACGGCAAAGTACCGCATCAAGTACGACGGGGAGCTCCCGGAGCTCGGGACGCGCTTCTTCTGCAACGGCCAGTATTTTGTGCTGGCGCAGGATGACGCCCTCGGCATCTACATCGAGGCAGAGAAAGCCGGAACGGAGGCGAACGACATTCCGGCCGGAACCTCTGTTGTGCCGACCGACACGCAGCGGAGCCTCACGGCCTGTTCCATCGTCGAGGAGCTCGAACCGGGCGCAGACGACGAGGACGACGAGAGCCTCCGAAAGCGTGTACAGGAGAAAATCGCCGGACCGGCAGAAAACGGAAACCAGCAGCATTACAAAACGTGGTGTGAGAGCATCTCCGGCGTCGGCCGTGCGCGCATTGTTCCCCTTTGGGCGGGAGAGAACACGGTCAAAGGCGTTCTCATTGACACGGAGGGAGGCCCGGCGTCTGAGGCTGTTGTGCAGCGCGTACAGGAGTACATCGACCCGGGCGGGACCGGCCTTGGCGAGGGACAGGCCAACATCGGCGCGCACTTCACCGCGACATCCGCCACGGCGAAAAGGGTCAACATCTCTTTCTCCGTGACGCTTGCAAAGGGAGGAGACCTCGCCAGCGTCAGGAGTGCAGCGCAGACGGCCCTCAAAGCTCAAATCAAGAGCATCAACCTCACCACGGACGACAGCGAAACGCCCACCCTGCGCATCAGCACGGTCGGCAACACGATTTACAGCCTCTTGGGAGTGCTGGACTACGCAAACCTCCGCTTCAACGGCCAGACGGCAAACGTCGAGGCCGGAAAAGAGGAGGTATTTGTTTTGGGGGAGGTGACAGTAAGTGAAACCAACCCTGTATCCTAACGGATTCCCCAGCGCATACGAGGAGCTGAAAACATTCTACCCGGTGTTCTACCGGGACGTTTTCGAGATGGACGCTATCTGGCGCGCAGCCGGAGGCGGGCTGGACGAAATCGAGGACGGCGTAGACGCTGTTGTCAACAACAACTTCGTATCCCTGATGGACACGGATGCGCTGGCACAGATGGAAACCTTCCTCGGTATCCCTCTGAACCAGAAGCGCACCCTCGAGGCGCGGCGCAAGCTCGTCGCCTCGTACTTCATCGGCGGCAACCACATCGGCGCGCGAGAAATCAAGGACATCACCCGGGCCTTTACAGAGGGCACTTGTGAAGTCTCTTTTGTAGGCGGAACGGTCTATATCCATGTGAAGTCCGACATCAAGGACACACCACCGGAGGATGACTATTACTACATCCTGCGAAAGAAGATTCCCGCGCACCTCGGCGTATACACCAACATCGAAATCGAGTTCTCGGAGCAGCTCTATGTTGGCTCGAACGCGCTCGAGGGCAACCGGTACGACATCGTACCCCCGCCGCCTGTCGGCCAGAGCGCAGCCGGAGAGCTGCACACCGGCAGCTATATCACGCAGAGCGACAGGACCGGCATCGACCTGCACCCGCAGCCCGGCCTCTCGTTTGAGACCGGGCTCCACGCAGCGGCCGTCGTCCTCGAATCGAGCAAAACGGCCGTTGACCTGCCTGCACCGGAGCGGCGCAGCGCACAGAACGCGCTCCACGCCAGCACAGGCATGGTTGAGAACAGCCGAACGGCCGCAGACATGATTCTGTATAGCGGCTGGGAGGATAGCGCAGAGAGCACCGTAAGGACCGGTGCGGCCTATGCGCAGACCACGCTCGTCGCTATCGCCCCGGCGTTTCAGCAGGAGCGCGCGGCCGCAGCATACACGGCCCGGACCGGCTGCGGCGTCATCGAGAACACACACTACATTGTGCAGACAGCACAGAAAGGGAGTATCTAAATGGACGGTTCTATTACCACCAACAAAGGCATTGCCCTTATCGGCAAACTGCTGGCGCAGAAAGGCGCATTGCAGATTACCCGCGTCGCGGTCGGCGACGGCACTCCTCCTGCATCCCCGGCAACGCTCAACGCCCTCGTGCATGAGCTGAAAAACGCCACCATCGAGAGCGTGGACAACCCGAAGAACGGCGAGGCGAAAATCGTCGTCACCGTTTCCAGCATCGGCGTGACGCAGGGCTTTTTCGTCAAGGAGCTCGGCGTCTTTGCAAAGGACACCGACAGCAAAGAGATTCTGTACGCCTACGCAGGATTCTCCGACAATCCGCAGTGGATTCGCCCCGAGGGCACGGCCATCACCAACGTGGCAACCTACGACATCAACACCATCATCGACCGCGTTTCCGAGGTCAAGGTCACTATCGACCCGTCGAGCCTCGCCACTAAGGCAGACCTCACCAAGCTGGACGACCGCATTTCCGCACTGGAACGCAAAGAGCACGTCAAAATCTACGGTGTCCGCTGGCCCAAAGGCGCGAGCGCAAGCAAGGGCGAGCGCATCTACGACAGCGTCGGCATGACGGCGGAGGCTGGTGTTGGCAGCCAGACCGTCACCAACGACTTCGACAAGGCTTACCCGTTCGCAGGCCGTCGCCGCTGCAACGGCTACCGCGACGCAGACCGCACGTTCCATGTCACTGCATACGAGGGTGAGCCGGGCTACACCACAAACGACCCGGCAAAGCTGGTGTATGTCGAGACGCCGGAGTTTTATTACTTCGACGGCATCGACGGAGACTATGAGGTCATGGCCGTGTCTACTTACCCGGTCCCGGGCTTTGAGTTTATGCCCCGCACCTACTCCGCCGCCTACCTCGTCGCTATGGAGGGCAAGACCGACAGCAAGAAGCCCACGAGCCGGAGCGGCGTATTCAGCGGCTACAACAGCCTGAACGGATGGGCGACCGACATCAAGAAGCTGGGCTCCCAGTACACCGGTATGCTGGCGGTCGATAACTACATCGACGGTCTGCTGATGATGGTTGAGTTTGGCACGAAAGACGTGCAGACTGTCATCATGGGCGCAAGCACCCTGCCGTATTCTGATTCTCATGTTGCGCTGGCAGCAGAGGACAGCGCGAACCGCATCCTCATTACGAAAGCGCAGGCAGCAGACTACGTCGTCGGCCAGACTATCAGCCTGTCCAAGAGCAACATTTGGAGCGATGAAGTTGCCAAGAACCGCATCATCACCAAAATCGAGGACAAGAGCACGGACCAGACATACCTCTACTTCGACGGCGCAGCAGTCAGCATTGCCGAGGGCTGCCATGTGAGCTCCCGTCCGTGGGTAAACGGCGCGGCCGATGTTGTGGCTGCCAGCTCCGGCTCCACTGTGGACAACACGAGCGGCAAATACCCCTTTATCTACCGTGGCAAGGAGAACCCCTACGCAAACGCATGGGTCAATGTTGCGGACGTTCTCGCAACCAGAGAGGGCAGCGAGGGCAACTACAAGTATTACATGAACTACCTGCCTGACCCGACGAAGTACGCAGGAGGCACGGTCTCCTCCGACTATGTGAAGCTGTCCTACGAGATGGCAAAGGACGGCGGGTACGTCAAGGAGCTCGGCAAGGATAAGCGGTATCCGTTCATCCGCATGACGAGCGTTGTTGGCGGCAGCTCGACCACCTACTATGCGGACTATTACTGGCCCGCACAGAGCGCGGTCTGTGCGGTGTTTGCTGGCGGCGACCTCGGTGGTGGCCGGGACTGCGGCCCTCGTTCCTTCAGCTGCGACGGTGCCCCGTCGTACTCGAACTGGGTCCGCCGCGCGCGTCTTTCTTAAAATACCTGACAGCAGGGGATTGGGGGCGGCCAGCCCCCTTTCTTCTTCTGTCTTTTTCTTTCGCTTTTAACTCCAAACAGGGACTTGGTGTGCTCTGCTCGCGGTGATTGCTGGCGGCAACCTCAATGATGGCCGGAACTACGGCCCTCGTTACTTCAACTGCAACAATGCCCCGTCGAACTCGAACTGGAACCGCCGCGCGCGTCTTTCTTTATGCGTTCCCATAAATTATTGCACACCATTTCGCCGCCCTAGAGGCAGCCGGACCCGGAGAACGGGCCGCCTTGCCACTCGGCAAAAATACGCCACATCAGGTGGGAGCTAGTAGGACCGGACAGGCCTCGAAAACCCTCAAGGCTAAAAGAAAGAGGTGAATGCCTGTTGAAAAGGGCAGGATTCCTGTATGAAAAGCTCCTCGACAGAGAGCTTATCAGGGACGCCATCATAAAGGCATCACGGAAAAAGCGTCGCCGGAGGTCGGTTAGACGCATCCTGAATAATATCGACCATTACGTCGATGAACTCTACACCATGATTGCGAACGAGAGCTTTACGCCCTCACCGTACCGAAGATTCCAAATCAAGGACGGCGCAACGCAAAAGGTGAGAGAAATTTGTTGCCCGAAATTCTACCCCGACCAAATCGTCCACTGGATGATGATACTCGTTCTCGAACCCGTGTTTATGCGCGGGATGTGCGAAACGAACTGCGGCAGCGTCCCCGGGCGCGGCGCGCACTACGGAAAGAAGCACATTGAGAAGTGGTACAAGCTGGACAGGAAGAACACAAAATATTGCGCAAAGCTCGACATCCGAAAATTCTACCCATCGTCTAAGGCCCCGGCCGTTATGCAGGAACTGCGGCACGTTATAAAGTGCAAGCGGATGCTGCGGCTGTGTGAGACGGTGCTGAACAGCTCGGACGGCCTGCCGATTGGCAATTACACCTCACAGTGGTTTGCGAACTTCCTTCTGCAGCGGCTCGACCATTTCATCAAGGAAGTGCTCCACATACGGTATTTTGTCCGGTACATGGATGATATGTGTCTCTGGGCATCGAGTAAAAAGCTCCTGCACAGAGCGGTAAAAGCAATCGAGAAGTTTCTGGCGGGTCTCGGCCTTGTGTTAAAGGCCAACTGGCAGATATTCCCGACGGCTGCCCGTGCGGTGGATTTTCTTGGATTCCGATTCTTCCGCGAGAAAACGACCTTGCGAAAGAACCTCGCTCTGCGCTTGAGGCGGAGGGTGAAGAAAACCTACAAGCATACCCAGAAAACAGGCAGAGTGCGAGCGCGGGATGCAGCAGCGGTTATGAGCTACTGCGGATGGCTGAAACACGCACATTGCCACGGCTTTTTCGTGAAGTACGTTAAGCCGTATGTGAACTTCAAAAAGCTAAAGGAGGCTATCAGACATGAAGCGAGAATACGCGCACGAACCGCCTATTGTGTCGGTAACGCAGCTCAACCCCGAACAGTGTGAGGTGCTGCTGCACGAGAACATCAACGCGGAGACCCGCACCACGACCGGCGCAAACGGCGAGGAGCAGACCACCGTATACACGGCACAGGAGTACACCCTCATCATCCCGTGGCGGGAGGGCATTGAGGACAGCATCAAGGCCAACGTCGCCGCATGGACCGAAATGGCCCGCAAGCAGGAGCTCGAAGAGCTGCTGCCTGAAAAGCTGACCGAGCTGGATGATGCCTGCCGCAAGGCAATCGTCGAGGGCTGCTGGGTCGAGCTGGCGGACGGCTCCACCCAGCACTTTGCGCTGACGGAGGCAGACCAGATTAACCTCAACGTCGCGCTCGAAGCCGTGAAAGCGGGCGCGGATGGCTATCCCTATCACGCGGATGGTGAGCTGTGCCGTGTGTTCAGCGCGGCCGACATCAACGCTGTCGCAGCAGCGGCCGTGGAGCACAAGCTCTACCACACCACCTATTTCAACCACGCGAAGCAGTGGGCCACCCGCGCCAAGACGGCAGACGAGCTGGCCGGTATCCACTACGGCGCACAGCTCCCGGAGGACCTTGCGACAAACATGGCGCAGGTCATCGCCAGTGTATCGGGCAAGTAAGGCGGCCGTGCTGTTCCTGACCGGAGGCGCGGCCTACGCGCTTCTCGAGACGGTATGGCGCGGGCATACGCACTGGACGATGTTCGTCCTCGGCGGATTCCTTTTCCTGATTCTCGGTGAGCTGAACGAGGGCCTGCTTGAGTGGGACACCCCGCTCCTCCTGCAGGGCGTCATCGGTTCAGTCATCGTGACAGGAGCGGAGCTCGTGACCGGGATGATTCTCAACGTCTGGCTCGGCCTCGGCGTTTGGGATTACTCCGGGATGCCGCTCAACTACAAAGGGCAGATTTGCCTCCCGTTTAGCATCCTGTGGATTTTCGTGTCTCGCGGCCGTCGTCCTCGATGACTGGTTGCGATACTGGCTGTTTGGGGAGGAGCGTCCGCACTACATACTGTTCCGGCGCGGCGAGAGCCGCTGAAAGGAGCCGCCAATGAACCGCGAGGAGAGGCTCGAACAGCTTTTGACGGCCACCGTTAAGCTGCTCGACCGGTGGGAGGAATACTCCCTCGAAACGAACTGCGGGGAGCCGGAGGGCTACGGAGCAGCCCGCGCGGTGGTACACGCAGAATTTTCCGTACTCAAACAGACCGACAAAGGAGACGTCGAGAATGAGCGTAATTACCTTTAAGCCGAACGACCACACGAAAATCACCACGGACTTCGAGCGGTACGAGTTTGCCTGCCCGTGCGGATGCACGGCGCAGATGATTGACCCGGAGCTCGTCCAGAAGATGCAGACCATCCGCACCAAGCTCGGCAAGGCCATCAAGATTACGTCGGGCTACCGGTGCGTGAAGCACAACGCAGACCCGAAAGTGGGCGGCAGCCGGACAAGCCGCCACCTCTACGGCATTGCGGCCGACTGGCGCACGAGGGACCGGAGCGTAAACCCCGTTGCCCTCGGTATCATCGCGGCCGCACAGGGCTTTGGCGCGGTCGGCATCTACTGGCACGACAAGGCCGCCATTGTCCACACCGACACGCGCGGAGGCAAGGCTACATGGCTTTGCGTCCAGCCCGGCGTGTATCCCAGCACCACCTACAACAAGTTTGTCCTGCCGACCATCGAGCAGGGTTGCGAGGGAGCCGCTAACCGCGCAGCTACGGTTATGCTGCAGCGGCTCCTCGGCATCCCGCACGACGGCAGTTTCGGCCCGGCTACCACAAAGGCACTGATGACGGCCCAGCGTAAGCACGGCCTTGTCCCGGATGGCATTTGCGGCCCCAAGAGCTGGACTGCCCTGTCAGGCGCAGACAAATATCTGTGAGGGAGGAGGTGATACCAGTGGAAACATGGCAAATTCTCGTCACCGTTGGAGTGCCGTCTGGAATCTTTGGATTTGCTGTCTGGCTGATTGAGCGCAAAATCGAGCAGCACGAGAGAAAGCGGACCGAAGAAGCCAAGAAGCGCGAGAACATTGAAGCCCAGCGCGAAAAGAGCAGAGAGGAGCTGCAAATCTGCATCTATGAAACTTCTCTCGCCGCCATCGCCCTCGGCGAGGCCACCGCAAAGGCAGTTCAGCGCATCCCTGACGCGCACTGCAATGGTGATATGCACGCAGCCTTGGACTACGCCTCTAAGGTCAAACACGCACAGCGGGAAGTCGTTTCCCGCTGCGGAATCAAATCCATTGTCGAATGAGAGGAGAATACTATTATGAAGTACAATAACAAAGTTTCCGCCGCCACCATCGCCCGTACCGCTGCTCTGCTGCTGGCTCTGGCAAACCAGATTTTGAGCGCGTTCGGCAAGTCTCCGCTGCCCATCGAGAGCAGCACGGTGGAACAGCTCGTCACCACGGGCATCACCACCGTTACGGCCCTGATTAACTGGTGGTACAACAACTCCTTCACGCAGGCCGCTATCGAGGGCGATAAGACCTACGAGAACGTCAAGAACCAGATTCACTAAGGACGCCCCAGCAGCTACCACATAACAGCACGAGCCTCCCGGTATTCCTCGCACAAGAGGGCCGGGAGGCTCTTTTTTTATTGCTGTTTTTTGCAATATCTTCCCCGGAAACGCACTTAAAACAGCATTTCCGGCGCGGTTATTCTCGTAAAAAGACATTTTCGGGACAGAAATGCACTTTTTGATACATTTTCTATCATTTCCGTGGATAACCGCAGAAAAACGGCGCGGAAATACCAGAACGACCCGAAAAGTGGAAAACTGGGTGGAAAAAGTTGATAAAAGGGTCATGCGAGACAACACACGCAGTTGTCCCAAAATACCACGAAAAACAATATAACCGGAGCGGAAATACCGTTTTGAACGCATATCCGCGCGGATATGCACTGAAAGCAGCATTTCCGGGTATTTCCGGCGAAACAATCGACAAAGTAGAGTAGAGTAAAGAAGAGTAGAGTAGAGAATATATTATACTCAGCGATTTTGCAATCGCTGGCGCGAAAGCCGTTGCCATTGTCCCTGTTAGGTGCTATCATAAAAGCACGACCACCAACACAGGACAGGAGGACAACAGTTATGGGCAACACAACTGCGTCCCTCACCCACGAACAACTGTTCGGGGGGGGGGTAACAAGTAGCAGCGCGCGATTCGTAGACCCGGCCAGCATCCCAATGGACGAGGTACGGGAGAGGCTGAAACAGCAGTGCGCGTACAAGCCATCGCTCGAAATCAACTTCGTAATGAGCAGGGATTCCAAGATTGCTTGCTTTTGGGGAAAGCAATTCTACATCACGGACGATTCATTCACCCCGGAGCTGGTGTACGAAACAGAATCTTTTGTAAACGCGGCCTCCATTTCAGACGGCTCAAGATACGCCGTGTGCCAGACAGCGCACAACGCCCGGAACGACGAGGACAGCGGAACATTCGCTGTGATAGATGTTCTGCACAAAAAGGTACTAGGAAAATACCACACAGAGCATGGCTGGAAGTACATGACACACCTGTATGTGGACGAACGGGAAAAGTGCTTTTGGGCATACTTTGGCGATGACAAAGAAAAAGTGAGCTTTGCGGACCGCGTGAAAGAGGAGCCGTCGCCGGAGCAGAAACCGGAGCAGCCCAAAAAAGAAAACCCGGCAGCGGAGCCGAGCAAAAAGCAGAACAAAAAGGCGAACATCATAGCCATCGCTGTTGCTGTGTTCTTTGCGTTCATGCTTTTTGGCGGATTCGACCTTATAGCACCTCGAAAGAGAACAACCAGCACAACCAGAGTATCGACGCCGGAGACGAACCGGAGCGTCCTCGAAGAAACCGCACTGAACGCGCTGGACAAAGAAAGCGCAGCCTACATATCGTCGATTGATGCATTCTATTACAGCGGCAAGTACACGCTCACCGTTCGAACCGTTTCCTCTGGCGGCCTGTATCTCCCGATAGTGGCGGAGCAAACGGCGCAGGCAGTGTTCGACAAAGCGGCAGAGCTTGGTATCACGCTTTCGGAGTACAAGGTCGAGGAGTTCAGCGAGGGCAACAGCAGCAAGGTGGAAAACATGATACTTTGGAAAAGCGCAGATGGTGTAACCGGAACCTACACAGACGACACCGGCAGCAGCCCGTACATCGAGACAGATGTTACCGTCGAGAGGCTGGCGGAAATCGTGAAATGACCCAGCAAGTGACGAAAGCCTCCTGCGGAGACCCGCAAAGAGTCGTGGTGGCTAGGCGGCAATCTTTACGGCCAGACCACAAAAGCCCGAAATCGAGGCCCCGGAGCCGTGCTCGTGACGTTCTACGGCTCAACGCAGGAGAAAGCACTCCGAAAAGCTACAGGCAAATAGCCAGCAAGTTAAAATCAGCCTGCGGGAGACGGCCCACAGGGAGGTGATGGAGAGGGCTGCACGGGGACCACGAACAGCCCTCCCGTCACAATGGCTGCTCCGAAACACCCGCAGCGGGAAGAACGGCGCGCGCAAATCCTGTATGCGCGGCAGCGGCTCGACCGCTGGCGGGCATAGGAGGCAAGCATGGAACAGTCTATTTATGAGCTCTACATGGAGCAGGTCAACCCGCAGGACACCCGCGAAATCATGCAGGCAGAGGACACGCTCACCGCGTTGCTCAAGCTGGTGGAAAACCGCGAATTGCGCGACGCCATCGACCGCGCAGCAGGCCGCGTTGCCTACCTCCGAGAAGTAGCGGCATTTGAGGCCGGTTACGGCTTTATGCCCGAATAACAAAAAGGGAGGCCCGGCACAACGCCGGGCCTCCTGATTCATTATAGCCCAAGATAATCCTCAATGCTCATGCCGAGCGCAGCGGCGACGGCATGAATCTGGTAAACATCGCGCGGGACCCGGCGACCGGCCTCCCATTCCTCGAGCGTCCGCAGCGGGACGCCAGAGAGCTGTGACAGCCGGGTGCGGGTCAACCCGCGAGCCTCGCGCAGCCCGGTGATGCGGACGGCAACAGGCGTTAAAGCTGACATCTTGAAATCCCCCTTGAATCTGCTATAATAGAAATGCCGGAGAAGTGAGGCATCTGCAAGCTGTTTCTCACTCCCCCGGCGTTTCAGAACTCAGGCCGCCGTCATCGGCCTTTGTTCTTCATCGGAGAGCCCTGCTTACTTGTTGAGCAGGGCTTTTACTTTTTCCACGGCCTCCTCGAGCGTTTTGCTGTTACGCATAAGCTCAAGAATTTCACGGGTTCGGTTCTCCTTTGCCTCGTCGCGAAGCACCTCGGCAGTATTCATTTCGTCGTCCATGTCATTTCCTTTCTGGCCTTGCCACCTTACTCATTGAGGAGCACCCCCCCTCAACTGACTATATTATACCACACAAGCGCGTGGAAAGCAAGAGCAAAATGGCAATTTTTTGAAATATTTTTGCGTACCTGTGAAAGATTTACTGCTCGATGTACCGAAAGAGGAAACCGCCCGCATGGGGTAACTTTCCCTTGCATACCTTTCCGATTGCGCTGTCATCCAGACCGGTAGCACGGGAGGCAGCAGCGATACTCGGATACTCATGTATGACCTGATTTGTCTTGCGGTCAATCTGGCAGACCGGAGCGAGCGTTGAGCCGTGATAGGCCCGGACGCTCCGGCCGTATCCGTCGCCCGGTTCGGGAGCCGTCTTGCCGTTCCACTTTGCGCCGGATGCGAGACCGCCGAAAAGAAAGCCCTGCATCTCGTAGGCACGGGACAGACGTCCCAGCAGCGTGTCGAGCTGGTCGCGCTGGTTCCGGTCGAGAGACTTGAGGAACACGTCAATTTCCTTTTCGGCCTCGACGACCTCCTGAATCCCGACGTGCAAAACGTCGTTTTGCTCATACTTCTCATACAACGTCCGATAGACAGCAGCCACGGTACAGGCCTCCTTACATCCCGGCTATAACATCGGCGAGCTCCTCGGGAGAAGCATTCACCCAATCTGCGAGCTCTTTCTTTGTCTCCTCGTAATCTTCCAGCACGACGGCGGCAGCCTCATTCTGCCCGTCGATTGCCCGCCCGGAGGACAGGTCATCCGCAGCGACAAGGCGCAGGATGGCGACGGCGCGCCGGAGGCTCATTTTCTTTCTTCCCATTCTGCGGACACCTCCCCGTCTTTGTAAAAGAGATTTGCACGACGCAGGCGGAACGCCTCAAGAATGAGCGTGAAAGCAGTGTCGCAGGTGGCGTAGACCATCTCGAAACCGGGCATCTCCCATAGACCGGCATTATAGAAATTGGCAGCCAGCTCGACGACGATGCGCTCATTCTGGCTCAAATTGAACGCCTCCTTTGCGGCCGTGAACATCATGTAGTCCTCGCCGATGACGGCAATGCGGAGCTCCGGCCAGCGCGTGAGCGCGGAGAGCAGGTACAGGGACGCGCCCCAATACGGATTGACGCGACCGGATTCTGGATTGACGATGTGCGGAATCCGCTGAAGCTCAGACAGGAACGCGGCCTCGTGCTCCGGGCTTTTGTATGTGATATTTATTTCCATGCGAACCTCCTTACATATCGACCGAAACAAAATGATAGGCGTACCAGCAACCGCGACGGCGAAAGAGCCTGACGCGGGTGGTAAAGAACTGACCGGAGCACCCCATGCCGTCATAACGGTCGTCGCGGTAGGCCCGGTGCATATAGAACCATTCGAGAACGCTCTCTTTTGAGAGGGGAGAGAGCTTCTCTGGCAACTTAACGAGCTCGACGAAAGAATCGAACTCGTCGCGGATGATGTGGCAATCGGAAACCCGATTGACATATTCTCGGATGTCGCGCTTGAGCTGAGTGACGAACTCCTCGACGCGCTCACTACGCACCGGACCGGGAAACCGCTCGAACATGAGCAGGATATCGTATGCCTCCTTGAGGCTGTCATAATCGTGGATATCGCGGACCATTAGGCTCCCTCCCTTTCTTCCTTTGCCTTGCGGAGCTCCTCGAGAAGCTCAGGGAGCGGCAGCCGCTCGAGCTGATACTCCCGGCGCGCGGCCGGAGACAGGCTGTTGAGCCATGTCTCGTACTTTGCCCGCTCCTGCTCCGCGCAGGCCCGGATGCTTGCGAGAGCATCCGCAGGCGGGTAATCCTCGCCGACGTACCAAGTGATTTTTCCCTCGTTGGAGATGTGAGCGACCATCTTAAAATCGCCGTCCTCCATCACGGCGGAGTTGCAGACTGTTACGCCGTTTCCGAGACAGCCAAGGAACAACTTGAAATTCTGGGCAGCCATCAGTAAATCTCCTCCTCAAGCATCTTTTTGCTGAACCGCTCAATCTCCTCGAGAGAGGTCCACTCCGGCTTCTCGTCGTCGGAAAAGCTGTCCCACAGGATGCGCATGGCCTGAATATGATTCTCAACGCAGCAGCCCCAGAGGTACTTGCTGAAACGCGAGCCGCAGCCGAGGAAATACTTGCAGTCCTGAATACAGCGGCTCAAGAGCCTGTAGCGAAACTCGGCATCGGAGCCGACAAGGTCAGTGGCGACATTGCCGAAATAATGAAAGTCCGCGTCGCCAGCGAAGTAGAGCGTGACACTGGCCTCGAGGCTGCGCGGCCAGCCGTCCGGGTACGGACGGGTCGAGCCGTCAGAGAAGTGGGTCATCGCTGTTGCGGTCACCCCGATGGCAGCCTCGTTCTCACGGGGGCGGCAGAAGAATGTGCGAATCTGGATGCGCTCGCACTCCATGGAACCGGCATTCCCGATACTGTCAGGGAACAGGGACACGGCCGGGTCATACCCGGCAGCTTTCAAACGCTCAAGAACGGTCATATCTCTTATGCCTCCATTTCGATGTCGAGCAGCTCCATGCTGCCGTATACACAGTGCTCGGAAATCTCGCGGGCTCTTTTGCGAGCAGAGGGCAGCGAGACGGCCTCAATCTTACGCTCGGTGACGTAACCGCCATTCTTGAACTGGGGATTGTGGCGGAAGAAAGTTGCCTTGTAGGACTTCGTTTTCATAGTTGACACTCCTTTGCGGTTTGGCTCCCGCGACGCCCTTTTGGGCGTTTCGGCCGTCGCCAGCGGCCATCGTCAGGCGGGGTTAGATGTTGGTTTTTCGTGCGCCGGTCTCCGTGTGTTCCCACACATCGACGGAGTAACCAGCAGCCCGAAACCTGTTTGCAAAGCTGCGGGCCTCCTCCTCAGACGACTTCCAAACGCAGAGCGAGAAACCGGCTTTGTTGTACAAAATCTGGTAACGCTTCATCGTCCGCACCTCCTTAATCTCTATTCTCACGCTTCCACATGAGGAAGTTCTGGTAATCATCTTGACCCATCGAGACCGGCTTTCTCGTGTTGATGAAGTCGGGGCAACCGAAGCAGACGAGCTCGTCCGGATTGCTGCGGGTCTGCGTCAGAACCTTGGCCGGGACACCGGCCATCTGGAACTTTTCGGACGGGACGCCCGGAACCTCGATGCGCCGGAGCAGCATATTGAAGTCGTAGTACCAGTCGAGATTCATGTACCGCTCCTCGCTGTCTGTGCCCTCGATTTTCTTGATGTACTCGGCCAGAGCCCCGCGAACATCCAGACGAACCGGAGCGACGCTGTCGTCATAGCTGTCGTAGAGGGTGATGGTCTCGGCCTTGCCGAAGCGAACGGTCAGGACAGCTACGCTGCCGGTGTATTTGTAGAGCTCCATAGAAACCTCCTACCCGAAACGGGTCTTACTGCTTATTTAACGTCCCTAAAAGGGACACGCGAAAGCAAAAAAATTAAGCGACCTCAACCATACCGGCCAGACCGTAGAGGAGCTCGTGGTCCTCAAAGGAGATGCGCTCTTCCTCGAATGCACGGTCAATCTGCCAGTAGCACTCGTCGCGGTCGTTCTCGGTCTTGATGGCGGCAATGGATTTCACGATTTTCTTGAACATCTTTTTATCCTCCAAACAGGCGTTTCATCAAAAAGCAAGAAATCCGGCAAGGTTGCATTTCTCAGTGAGCGATGCTACTTTGAAACCGCTGTGGGCGAGTAGAGCTTTCCACGTTCTGTTTTGTCCTTGCCACCCGGAGCAGGAGAGGTTTCGTTTCCCAGCGAGCGATACCACTTTGGAACCTTTATCGGCGAGTGGAGCTTTCCGCGTTCTGTTTTATCCTCGATTGCTTCATTTTGGGTCATTGGCTTTCTTGTGCCCTTATTATAGACCCTAAAAGGGACAATGTCAAGTAAAATATGGCAATTTGTGGAAAAAAGTTTTGAGAAATGACGCTTTTTGCGGCATTATGCCCGAAATCGCAGCAGAGCAGAAAGAAAGCAGGAACCCGGAGGTCCCCACTGATATAGTTATCCTGTTTATCCTAATGAATTTGACCACAACAATTACAAGCACAAGGATTTTCCGCTGCTGAGCGAGAAATCGCACTTCACCGATGATACCGTCATGACCGCTGCGGTGGCAGTTGGTCTGATTGACGGAAAGGGTCTGCCGGAGAGAACATTTTGTGCAGTGCAGCATGAAATGCGGTTCTGGGGCCGTGAATATCCCCATGCCGGTTACGGCGGGATGTTCCGCCGGTGGCTGTGTGCGGAGCATCCGCAGCCCTACGGCAGCTTTGGCAATGGCTCTGCCATGCGGGTGGCTGCGGCAGGCTGGCTGTTTGACACGCTGGACAAAACGCTGGAGATGGCAAAG